TGTTTCTCGGTCAGGATATGTAGTGGTAATAATTTCTCCATTATCTTGTCTATGTGGAATAGCATCTGAATAGTGTTCATATGTACCATAATATTTCTTAATGAATCTGTTTGCGTTGTGAACTATATTACTTGCTGATCGGTAATTAATGTCAAGATTAATGACTGTAGCGTTATCCCATTCTTTATCAAAGTTCATTGCATATTCTGGATTACCGCCACGGAATTTGTACAGTGCCTGTCTGTAGTCAAAAACAACAAACATATTCCCACTTTGACACCACTCTTTTAACAATAGGTTCTGAATTTTATTTGAGTCCTGATGCTCGTCAACGAGAATGAATTCATATGTATACTTACCCGGATTCTTCTTTAACACTTCATATGCTAATAGTAGATAGTCGTCAAAGTCGTACAGCTCATTCTTGCGTTTATAAGCCTCATACGCCTCGTATAAGCGTCTTAAATCCTCCTCGGTATAAATACTCTCCTTATATACAAACTCGTCTGTAGGAGCCTTCAGGTAGTTCTTTTGGTAGCTTATGTAGCTTACAATATCGTTTATGTCTGGTTTCTCCATTAAGGATTTGAATAAGTTCTCTTGTTGCCACTCTTTGATTAAGTTTTGACCGTTTAAGAAGATACCTTCAGCAGCTAGTATTCTTGCACATATAGCGTGGAATGTACCAATGTTTACGTTAGTTAGTCCCATTTTGTTTAGTTTGCTTTTTAGATCATCTGCTGTGTTCTTAGTGAAGCTAATTGCGAGAATATCGTGTTCCTGTACACCATGTACATTGGCTAGTGTTTTAATTCTGTGCGTTAGTACCGAAGTTTTTCCGCTGCCAGCCGAGGCGATCACGGCACATGCTCCCTTAAAAAATGAAATCGCCTTCTGTTGCTGCTCATTAAACTTTACCATTGATAAATCTCTCCTTTTAATCGTTTTGTTTATATTCTATTAATTTATGTAAAAACGTGATGTGTTAAAATTGCAGTGATTTAATTTACATCGTCTCTCCCCTTTCGTTTGTTGTACTTCTAGAATATAAATAAATTAATTAAAAGTCAACTATTTACTTGCAATATCGATTAATTTATTTTATAATAAAGTTAGAACAACAAGTAAGGAGGTGATATAAATGAAAATCATTTACAAATCATATAAGTTTAGAATCTATCCAACTGAAAAACAAGAAATTCTCATTAATAAAACAATTGGATGCTCTAGATACGTGTTTAACCATTATCTAAATAAATGGAATGTTACATATGAAGAAACTGGTAAAGGGTTAACTTACGGGAAATGTTCTTCTGACTTAACTAAATTAAAAAAAGAAGTTGTTTGGTTAAAAGAAGTAGACAGTATTTCTTTACAGTCATCATTAGAAAATCTAGCAGACGCTTATGATAACTTCTTTAAAAAACAGAGCAATAAGCCTAAATTTAAAAGTAAGAGGAATAAAGTTCAGTCCTATAAAACTAAACTTGTTTCAGGAAACATTGAAATTAAAGGGAATAAAATTAAACTACCTAAATTAAAATGGATAGAACTCTCTAAATCTAGAGAAGTCGAAGGTAAAATATTATCAGTCACCATTAGAAAAACTCCAAGTGGAAAATACTTTGTATCCGTTAATTGTGAAGTTGAAACTAAGGAGCTTTCAAAACTAGACAAATCAATAGGTATTGATCTTGGAATTAAAGATTTTGCGATTACATCTAATGCAGAAGTTTTCTGTAATCCTAAATATTTAAGAAAATACGAAAAACAATTAATTAAAGAACAAAGAATATTATCAAGAAGACAACAACTGGCACTCAAACAGAAGCGAAAATTAATAGATGCAAAAAACTATCAAAAACAAAAACGTAAAGTTGCTCGAATTCATGAGAAAATCGCAAACTGTAGGAATGACTTTCTTCATAAATTATCTTCTAAATTAATTAGCGAAAATCAAGTAATTTGTTTAGAAGATTTAAAAGTATCGAATATGATTAAAAACCATAAGTTAGCAAAAGCAATTAGTGATGTATCGTGGTCTGAGTTCAGAAGACAATTGGAGTATAAAGCAAATTGGTATGGGCGCACAGTTAGTATTATAGACAAATCGTTCCCCTCTTCTCAGTTATGTTCTTGTTGTGGTTATCGTAATAAAGATGTGAAGAATTTAGGGCTGAGGAAGTGGAAGTGTCCTAATTGTGACGAAGAACATGATCGAGATGTAAATGCAGCAATAAATATTTTGCAAGAAGGGTTAAGAGTAATTACCGCAGGAACTGTGGTTTAAGCTTGGTAAATTTCCGAAGGTTACGGAGGACTACCCAAGAATCGAGTCATTTCGATGATGAGAGTGTTCAAAATGAGAGTAATCAATCTAATATAGTTTACTACTTTCCTAGATTGGGATGTTCTTTGAAAATTGAATAGTTAATACATAAATTAATCGATATGTCGCAACTAGAATGAGAGGTGAGAACAATGACGGAAAAGTTGATGTGGAGAGTATCGGAGGTGATTGCTTTTATCGAGGAACGAATCATCGATGATATTGCTTCTGAGGAAGAAGAAATCATGTATCAAGATTACAAATGGTCTGGAAAGATTAATAAAAATACATACGAATGGAAATGCGTACTTCGTAATATGAACAAAGAATATAATGGAGGTTTTTAATATGGGCTACGGCAAACAGGAACAAGAAACTACTTTAATATACGAAGCAGAAACAAATGAATGGAGTGTCTATTCTACAGTACCAACTCATATACGAAAACTAATGAGTATTGGAGAAATGACAGTGATAGAAACTGAGGATGATAGACCAATTGCTATCAAGGGTAAGTTAAGTAAGAAGCAAGTATCAATGAAACAGGAACGAGTTATTTCAGAGGAACAGAGAGCGAGAATGAGTGAAATGATGAAACAAAGAATGGGCAAGTGATATACATATGATTTTTCCATTGATTTATCCGTAAAAACTTTGGATATATAGGCTAGGAGTATAAATACACTAGGATCATATTTTAACTGGAGTTTTTACGGATATTTGTTTAGATTTTGAGCTTAGAATTCATTTTAAAAAGAAGGGATGACTTAAAATGTCTAAATATCCAAATAAAAAAGTGAAAACTTATATTGAAAAGAAGATTGCTTCTATAGAAAAATACTCTCGTAAAATGATAAAGAATGATTTTTATTACGCTCCATTTGATAACGAGGCATTTAATTACGAAAAAATTAGAGGGATTGAATTAATTGATTTGGAGTTTTCAAAGCCAAAAGTTGATTACAAGGAATATACAAATAAATTACTTTTTGATTTAAAATTTTCTTTAAAATATAAAGATACACTGTACATTTTTGAGGTGTCAAACTATTATTTTTATGAAAATGAAAACGAATTTATTGTTGAAGATATACTTGAGAATATCGGTGCTTTAATTTCACGGTTTGACTTTCTTTTAGAGAAAGAAGAATTCATTTTTGACAATAATGAAGAGGCATCAGATGACGATGGCATGACAATAGATGACGTAGCTGATTTGTGTGGCATGTATATTGATGACGATGGACATTGGATGCCAAAAGAAAATGATTGCTACTTTGATGATTTTGATCTAGAGAGTGTGTTCAAAGATAATCTTAGCTTTGAAAATGGATATTATGTGTATGATGATATTGATGATAACGGAAAGTTTTACTGGAAAGCTTGAACACTTTAATTCAATTAATTTTAGGAGGGCTAAGTATTGATTAAACTACAACAATATCACGTATTCAAGTTAACTACATCTCGCCTTAAGGAATCTAAATACAGCATTGAAAACTTTACAGTTGCACAAGCAAGACTTAATGGTGAACTTGTTCAGATTGGAGACAATCAAGTATTTAGATCAATAAGAGACATACGAAACATAAAGGTTGATCAGGTATTGCTTGGAGAATTAGTTTTAGAAAGAAATAAATTAAAAGAACTTCCCTCCTCCGATGAATCTGCAAAATCAATTGCAAAAAAACAAAAGCAAATTGATGATATTTTATTTGTACCTGACATCATCAATGTAAAAGTTGATGACAAGAAAGTCTACAAAGAAATTTGTAAGAATGGATTTGTTGTAAACGGATTAAAATTTCTACGTTTTTGTTCTGGAGCTGGTCAGTCGCGCAGAAATACCGCCTCATTTGCTAATGTTGAGATCAAAGAGGAGTTAGAAAGAAAACTAAACTGCGGATTAAAAATCAAAAAGATAAATGTCGCTAAGTACAATGCATATTTCGGACTATACCTCTCCTCTACTTATAAAGTGAGGACTCCAAGAGTGTGCCTAATAGATGACTGTGAGACATTTAAACTCCCTAAAGTTGTTGATTGGGTGGATGATGTTGAGAAAATTGATGAAAACGGTAAAAAGGTAACAAAACGAGCAATTAGAGAAAAAGAATTTGATTTTGTTCCTAATATGTGGGATGGTCAGGGATTAATTTCACCTAAAATGGCTGAATTATGGCAAGAGGATTTAGAATTAGACTACCTCCCCTCTCAATTTGGAATACGTAGTAGCTTTATCAAAGGTATGCTTTCAGTGTTCGATTTTCACAAATTCGCTTCCAAGGTTGCTGAAACAGATAAGATCGTAGATTACTACGGAAAGACATGGGATGTTCGGGATATTGATGTCCTACTGAGTGTTAGCCAGTTCAAAATGTATAAACAATACAAGTCTTGGGATGAATTCACACAGTTACAAGAACATCATGGTCACTCTTGGGGAGTTACAAAAGTGAACCCTAGAACAGATAATGGAATGAGTTTACTTAATTATCAGTACATACAGACACTTGACTTGGACAGAGATAGAATCAAGACTTTAATTAAGCCTACTGTAGATTGGATAGAAAAAATTTGCAGCGGAGATAAACTACATACGCTTTTATTTTTGTTAGGTGGAAGCAAAGAATCAGATACAATTGCTAAGATATTTGATAAAACAAATAATAATTTCATTAAAGCAGTACTGTACAATGATTCTTTGCTAAAAGATCCCTACATAAAGAAGAAGATTTATGACAGTATCTCTACAAAGATACAGGAGGCTAAAATTGGAAGGCTTTGGGTCACAGGCAACTACCAAGCAATGACTAGCGATCCTTACGGTCAGGCTCAATGGGCGTTTAAAATGGCTGTTACCGGGCTATTAAAAGAAAGCGAACACTACTCTCATTTTTGGAATGAAAGAAATGTGACAAAAGTTGATGCGTGTCGCAGTCCAATGGTGGATTTTCATGAACATAACGTACTTAACTTTGTAAACAACGAGGGCACAAAAGAATGGTACAAATACCTTCGTTCGGGAATCATTTATAATGTCTGGGGAGTTGATACAATACGTCATTCTGATTCGGATTGGGACTATGATATTGTTTTTACAACAGATAACTCCACTATGCTCAGTGGGATTTATCCAAATAAAAATGTAATTACATATGATAAGGTTTCTGCCCCTAGTCAGACATTAACTGCTGCTAACATGTTGAAAACTGACTTAAGAAGTTTTGATTGTAAAGTTGGAACAATCACAAATTACTCTACGACATTTATTTCTATGTTGGCTAATTTTAAAAAGGATTCCGATGAATACAATGAGATAATTGATCGTATTAAACTTCTTCGCAGATATATCGGTGATTCCATCGACCAAGCAAAGGGAATTAAAATGAAACCCTTCCCTTCTGAGTGGAAAAAGAGAGATTACTTATATGAAGATGATTCTAAGGAAGTGAAGCAGCAGAAGTATAAGCATAATAGTTTAGTTGCCGATAAAAAGCCATACTTTATGATTTATGTGTACGATAAGATTAAAAATGAGTATCGCGAATATCGGAAAAAATGCGAAAGAACGTGTAAAGAGAAGTTTGGTTGTACTTTGGATCAATTGCTGAAGAAGCAGAATAAAACTGCTCAAGAATCTTACTATGTGTCTGATTACTACAGAAGAATGCCAGTAATCAAAAATAATTCTGTCATGAATATGTTGTGCGGAATGATTGAGGCAATTGACTTTAAGTACAAACGTCCAAAAAATAATGAGAATGTTGATGAAATGTTTGAAGTTCTGTTTGATAAGGATATTGAGATTGACGAAGATAAATTGAATAAATTAAATGAATTATACGGTAAATTCAATAAAAAACGTCACTTCAAGTTTAAAAACAGCGTTTTAAGTAGCATCGACTTTGAAATGGAAGACAACAATGAACGAAGCAACTTAATGAATGAGTTTTATGAAGAAATAAGAAATGAAGCGCAGTCTATTTGTCCAAATGCAAAGGAATTGGCTAATCATCTTATTTGCATTACATATGCGTTAAATCCAAATGATTCAAAGGAGTTTGCATGGAGCATTGGTACTGAAGGAATCATTGATATTTTGAAAAGTAAGAGCGATTTTAATATTGAGATGCCAATGTTAGATGTAGATGGTGAAGAATACTTAGGTAAAAAATATAAATTAAGGAGTGTTGTAGTTTGATAATTTTTGACGAGAAGAAATATGCGGAGAAACTTCTTAAGAAGGGATTTCTAACTAAGCATAAAAATGTATATGAACTTCATGTGCTGGCGAAGTACTACTTTTCATTAGGAAAGACGGATGATGAAGTTAAAGAAGGTATTGTTTTGTTCTGCAAGAAGCACGTTGAACATTTTAACAAGGATGAATGGTACAAAATTATTAATAAGACAATTACATCGGCACAAAAAAGTAAGTTTGTCACTGGTAAAGAAGTTTGTATTACCGAAAATGAATTAAAGTGCATTAAGGAATTAGAGGATTTGAAAGAGCAAAAAGTGGCATTTGTTATGCTTGTGTTGTATAAGTTTTATGATTTCAAGAGGTTTGAAGTGAGCATTGAGGAGTTATATAGACTTTGTAAATTAAATCTAAATTCTAAGACAAAGTTGAAAATACTTCAAACGCTGACAGCAAAAGAATTGATTGATATTGTTATGGGTAGTAAGCGATGGGTTAAATTTGCAGAAAAATATGGGGATAGTGTAATTGAAATAAGCAACTTTGATGATTTTATTTATGAGTATGAAATGTATATGGGGAGAGGGAATTATAAGAATTGCGATAACTGTAGAAAAGTTATAAAGATTACCAGTAATAATAAGAAATATTGTGAGGATTGTGCTAAAAAAATGAAGAATAAAAAAATTGCTGAAATCAACAAAAGAAAAAGAAAGGGAGAACAAGATGTCTGATGATTTATATGGTATTGTTTATTTAATTAAAAATAAAGTAAACAATAAAAAATATATAGGTATCACAACTGAAAAAAGAGGATTTAAAGGCAGATATAAGTCAAAAGGAGAAGGAATTGAAAGAGTTTATGGACACTTAGAAAATTCAAAGAAGTATGGGGACTACTATAATGAACATTTATTTCGAGCGATTGAAAAATATGGATTTGATAACTTTGATGTTGTGGAGATTTTTGATAAAGCTTATTCGAAAAATGAGCTATTGAAAAAAGAAAGAAAATGGATTCTACACTTTCAATCAAATGAAATCGAAAAAGGATACAATAAATCAAATGGTGGAGAAGGTTTATACGGAAGTAATAGAGGTTTTGAAAGTAAATTAAAAAGAAAAAGAACAAATGCTGAGTTTTTCAATATAACTCTAAATAGCGCATATGTAATTAGGCTTTCGATGGAGAATCCATTTTTATTGATATGGGATGTGAGAGATGGGTTAAACAAAGACGGCAAAAAACTCTTATATGACAAACTACAAGGAGCAGAAACTAAAAACTGCATTATATGCGGAATCGAATATTATAAAAGTGGTAAGGGTGGATTTTGTAAAAGTTGTGGAAAAACAGATTTTTTAGATGAATATAAGATATATTCAAAGAAAGAAAAAGATGATTATAAAGTTGATTTTTGATAAACCCATATGTACCAAGGGTTCATAACGCTATGAGTCTATTTTTGTAAGTGGAAGAAGAAAATAAAAGAAAGACAACGGAATTATCACTTTTACGTTCCTGTTGTTGGAAAATAAATTATTCGAAAGGATTAACAAGGAGGAAAAATAATGAAAAAGGACGTAATTATTGGTGCTTTAGCCAAAAATCTAGGAGTCAAACATACTGAAGCTGGGGAAATATTTGATAAAGTAATGGAGACTGTCGAGGAAGTACTTGTAGAATATAAAGAAGCACCTCTTGGTAAGTTGGGTAAATTACAGGTTGTTGAACGTGCTGCTCGTAAAGGTCGCAATCCAGCTACAGGTGAAGAGATTGAAATTGTAGCTAAAGGTGCAGCTAAGTATTCGCCAAGTAAATATTTGAAAGACATTTTAAAATAAATTAATATAAATAACATTAAATAAGAGTAGGTTTCTTCACCCCTCGCTTTCCCCTACTCTGTAAGGAACAAATACTAAACAAGGGGATATGACAAATGACGAAACAGTGGATTTGTGATACGAATGTGCTATTGAGTAATCCTGAAGTATTGGATGAATATGATGTTGTAATTCCATCTCATGTCAATAGAGAAGTTGAACATTTGGAGTTAACTCGTAAGAACGATAGAACACTTCAATGGCAAATCAGAAGATTCAAAAATAAATGTGATGAAAACAATAATGCTTATGTAAACATCAAAGATTATAAATTCACATTAGATGATGAACTCGATCCTAAGTATACGGATAATATCCTATTACAAGTTGCACATGACGAAGGGTACGGTATCATCACTAATGACAGATTGCTTCGCAGAAAGTGTCGTCAATTTGGAATTCCTTTTATCAAATTAGAGAAGTCTAATTTTGTAGAGCATAAAGGATTTAAAGAAACATTCATGACGCAAGAGGAATTGAATAACGTGTATCTCAATCTGGGAATCAATCAATTTGATTTAATGACAAATGAATACATAATTATCAATGATGATGTAAGTGAAGATTTGCTCGATATTTTAAAATGGAATGGACAACATTTAATCTCCCTTAAAGATAAGAAAGGAAGATTAGGTAAAGGGTTTAAAACATTTCAATTTGGTGATTTTGCACCTAGGGATGAACATCAAATCATGGCAGTGGATAGTATCTTATCTAATCAGTTAACTTCTATCCGAGGACGTGCTGGTAGCGGTAAATCATTGATCGCTTTAAATACAGCTTGGTACTTGGTTGAAAAAGAAGGGTATAGGTTGGTAATATTTTGCAACCCCGTCCCATCCCTTAATGCCCAAGAATTGGGATTTTACAAGGGAGATCGTTTAACTAAACTTATGCAGACAGTCGGAACAATGTTGAAGTCTAAATTTGGAGATGAAGTGGAAATTCTACGTCAAATCCAAGATGGAAAGTTAGATATTCTTCCATTTGCGGATTTAAGGGGCTATGATACTAGCGGTCAAAAGACAATTTGCTGGTTTATAGAATCTCAGAATCTAACGTCTGAGTTAATGAAATTAGGATTACAAAGGATCTCAGAAGATACAAAAGTTATTGTAGATGGAGATTATCATTTACAAACAGATAAAGACATCTATGCTACAGACAATGGAATGAAACGCATGTCAGAAGTGTTTCGAGGTACTGAGATTTACGGCGAAATTGAATTGCAAAATGTACACCGTAGTCGCATTGCAGATATAGCGGAACAAATGTAAAATAACCAATAACTACACTTAGGACTGTGCTTCCTTTTGTGTGCTTGGTGGCAGACTGTTTATCTGTCATCTTTCTTTATTTTAAAGAAGGGTGATAAAAATGGGTGGTATTTACGTAATTACAATGGGAAAATATTTTTATATTGGTAGAACGTCTGATTTTACAAAAAGAAAAAGTAAGCACCTAAGAGACCTAGAAAAAGGAAAACATCCTAATCGTAGAATGCAAATGACTTTTAGTAAACATAAAAGAGAAGGCTTTAATTTTAATATTGTCTTTGAAATAGAAGACAAGGGGTTATTAGAAATAACTGAACAAAATTTGCTAAATGAATTTATAAATTATGATAATTGTATGAATTATAATCCAAGTGCTTCAAGTTGTGCTATGTATGGTACTGATAATTATCAGGCTAGAGCAATTGTTCAAATTGATAAAAATGGAAAAGTAATCAAAGAATACAGTTATATAAAAGAAGCTGCTGAGTATGAGCCATCAGCGATTACAGCATGTTGTAAAGGAAAGTTAAAATCACATAAAGGTTATTTTTGGATGTATCGTGAGGATTATAAAGAAATAGGATTCATTAAAGATAACTATACAAATGCCAATTTGAGTCATAAAAAGAGCGTTGTTCAAATTGACTTAAAAGGTAACATTATTAAAATATTTAATAAAATAGTAGATGTTGAGATTGATGGATTTAGTTCTAAAAATGTTTCTTACGCTTGTAACGGAAAAAGAAAATCATGTGGAGGATATTTATGGATATATCTCGCTGATTTTCAAAAAGAAGATTTCGATATTGATAATTTTGTAAAAAGTAAGATAAATGCAAAAATGTTATCGAAAATAATTATAAAAGGGTAACGCATTGTAGGTAAGCTCCTACTCCCCTTTTTACTTCGCCTGTCTCGTCACAGGCAGTTCACACTCTCATTTGAGTGGTTAGATTTATGATGGAGGTCGTGCTCCTGATAATTAACTCGATAAGGGAAAATGAATACCCTATCCCGTCTTACCAGACTACGGGTGCTGGCTTAGTTGAGCAGACAACATAAAAAGGCTGTGATTTACCTCTTAGGGTTAGAGCGTTGGCGAGCAACATTAAAACACGATTTAAGATTGGAGTTGCGCTTCCTGTGTCTTTTGATACGAAATGCGCCCTATAAGATTGGCGTTTCACCGCCATAAGCGTGAGCTTTAAAAGTTGGAAGGATGAACTCCATAAACATCATACGTTCGCTATCAGCGTAAGTCTGGGATAGTTAGCTACTATGACAATGCCATGTTTAAGACGAGCCAAGGATAAGGGCAGAACCTCAACCTGATAGCAAAAGACGGCTGAAATAGCTAATCAGCGTTTAATTAATTGTAAGGTGAAATACCAACGATCCCCTCGTTAAGAGGTCTAAGTTTTACGTTATCCTCGTTAAGAGGCGCAATTTACCCTTTACGGGTCAGACATTGGGTCATTGCGACCACTAAGAGAAGTTTGCATTACCTTAGTAGCCAAGTTCAATAAACGTGTAGTTCTGGAAGGGAGAAATCACGGTGAGAATTGGTGAGGGCAACGTCCGAAAAGGTGCTTCCAGCGAAGTAGGATGTTGAGAGCGTGTTAGTGTAGAGGTGGGAAACGCTCAAATTATCTACATTCGGCAAGGTGTAGATGGGTTTATTTCTCTCATTAATTGGACATTTCATGGCAGCGCTCCGAAGGGATTGATGTGAGAATCAGTCCCTTTTTCTATTTTACCTCTTCCCCAATTTTATTATGTGACTGATGGGTATTTGTGGTTCGACTCCACACAGTTACTAAACTAATGAAGAGGATGATGAAGATGGATGAACGAGATAGATTAAAGTCTCTAATTGAATACGTTAGAGTGCTTTCCAATCTACAAGGTAACTATCATAATGAGATTAGAATTGCTATTGCTGCAATTGAAAAAGAACTTGGTATTACAAAACAAATTAAAGCAACGATTAATATAAACGAATCAGTATTACATAAGAAGAATTTCATAAAAGAATAAATTAATTGAGGATTTCAAGGAGGATATATACAAATGGCAAAGAAAGTACATAGCGTTTCTTTAAAAGGTGAATTAGACGTAGATACAATGGAATTAACTGAAGTTACAAAAGAAGGAGAGTTTGTTTACGACTTCTTAAAGATCATTCAAGAGTTCGATGGTAAAACAATTAAGTTTTCTATTGCGGAAGAAGCGGAAATTCCTACTAAGGATGCATAATAAAAATAAACCATATGCGTAGAACTGTTTATTCTATTGCATTTGTAATTAGACTGTTTCTCTAGTTACCTCATTTTATCATTGAGGTGAGAATATGCCTAGAAAGCCAGTTACAGATGAAGATATTAAAAATTTTATTGGTGAAAATAACATTAATGTTGAATTTATTAAATTAGAATTAATAAAAGATAAGTCAGGTAGAATTAGACACTGGGTAAATTACACATGCAATTGCGGAAATCCACATAAGGCAATGTGGTCGAATTTCAAAAAAACACAAAGTTGTTCTGAATGCGGAACGGAAAAGCGAAGAAATGCAAAAATAAAATATTCAAGAGAATATGTTGAGAAATACTTAAACGAAAATGGCTATAAAATTGTTGGTGAGTATATAAACTCGGGAGTTTCTTTTTTATATAAATGTTTAACTTGCGAAAATACAGGAAAAACAAATTTCGGGAGTTTCTTAGACGGCAGAAGATGCAAAGTGTGTCAAGGATTCAGTAAAAAGGATACTCGCACTTTTAGTGGAATTGTAAGCGAAATTACAGATGGAGAATATGTATTTTTAGGTGAGTATGAAACTGCTCATATTAAATCAGAGTTTCTTCACAGAACTTGCCATAACACTTACGATGCCTCTCCACATAATTTTTTACAAGGTAAAAGATGTCCTTTTTGCAATTCTTCAAAAGGAGAAAAAAAGATTGAGGATTTTTTATTAAAAAATAATTTATTATTCGAGAGTCAATACAGATTTAATAATTGTAGAAATATACTACCTTTACCTTTTGATTTTGCGATATTTAATGAAGAAAATAACTTGATATATCTAATAGAGTTTGACGGTAGACAACATTTTGAAGCAATTGCATGTTGGGGCGGAGAAGATAATTTTAATTACATTAAGAAAAATGATGAAATTAAGAATACTTTTTGCGCAGATAATGACATCTCATTGATACGCATACCTTATTGGAACTTTAATAAAATTGAGGAAATTTTAAAGGATGAGTTAATATTTAAAAAGGATTACAAGGAGGATTCGCATGCCTCAGTTACATGAAAGAAAAAGTAATGAAACTGATTTTGAGTGGAAATTAAGATTAATAACTTTAAAACTAGATAGAGAAATAGACTTAGATTGGTCAGAAATAAGGGATTTACTAGAAATAGAATGTAGTCCTGATCATTTAAGAAAAACAGCATACGGTCTTTATGAGTACAAAAAATATCTTGAACAAAAAATGATTGATAGTCAATCTGTTGAAGATGATGAATTTCTTGATAAATTAACTCAAAAGAAACTTGAGTTACAAAAAGAACGTGTTAAATTACAAGCAGAGAAAACAGAAATTAACAAGTGGATTCGTGAGCAAGGTCGCTCCGAACTATTTTATGAAAAATATTTAGATATTCTTTCTAAGCGTAAATTACCAGAAGTACCTAACTACATCTCCCCTGCTGAAATTAATGAGTATGATTGGGTGCTAAACTTTGCAGATATTCATTATGGGAAGCAAGTTAAGATTTACGGACTTGAAGATGAAGTATTAGCAGAATATAATGTTGAAATTTTTGAAAGACGCATGTGGGATTTGTTAAATCAGGTTGTACATAAGATTAAAAAAGAAAACATTTCTCATTTGAACGTATTCAACCTTGCTGACAGTATTGATGGTATCTTACGTATGAGTCAATTACAGTCTATTCAACTAGGAATCATTGATTCTCAGATTGGATTTGCTGACTTCATGGTACAGTGGCTAAATGAGTTATCTAAGTACGCAAGAGTTGATTACTACTCTTGTCAAGGTAATCATGATGAAATTAGACCTCTTGGATCAAGTAAAGGTGAATTCGCAAACGAAAATGTTGCTAAATTAATTAATTGGCACTTAGAAAGAATGTTGAGTGATAATCCAAATGTTACTGTACATACAAACAAGTCTCTACAATATGTAGATATAGTTGGCACAAAAATTCTAGCTACTCATGGTCAAGATGAGAAGAATCTGGAAAACTCAATTAAAGACTATGCTAATACATACGGTAAGAAAATACATATGCTCTTTACTGGACACTTGCATAATACAAATACGAAAACAGTTGGAATGGACGGTATGCAAAATATTGAGTTTTACCAACACCCTTCTATCTGTGGTATTGATGATTATAGTGTTAAGTTAAAGAAAACTGCTCCGGCTGGTGCGGTAATGATGAAAATTGAACGTGGGTTAGGTAGAAAAGAAACACATGACTTTAAATTGAGATAAAAGGAGATATCTAAATGTCCGATAACATAATTCCATTCAATGGAGAGCAAGAAGATGAGCATTGTTGTAGAACGTGTGATTTAGTTCTAGATTTCGTGGACGTTGTAAAAGAGCACGGTAATGACGATGAAGCACTGTTTGCAATTTTAAGTGAAATGGCTTCTCAGGCTAAATCAATTGGTATTCAAGAATTTTTAATTAGGGAAATAGATAGTAAAATTAATCTTCTTGAACATTTAGAAGATGAATGTGATTGTGAGTAAATTTTTTATTACGTAAATTATTAAAAAAATTAGGTATCACAGTTGAATCTGTGCGCTACCACACTAATAAAGGAGTGTGGTTTACATATGTCAGAAATGGGTTTTGTATATCAGGACAGAATCTTAGATGAAATGAAAATGAGTGCTGCTCTTAGAGATAGACGTATCTTCATTAGCGAAGAAGTTGACAGAAATTCAATGTTCAAGGCTTGCTATCTTTTAGATAGACTTTCTGAATTAGATAAGCAAGATGGTAAAAAGAAGGACATTGAGATTATTATTGATAGCTACGGGGGCTATATTTATCACGGATTAGCGTTAATTTCTAAGATTGAGTCCTTACGTGAAGATGGGTACAAAATTATCACAACTGTAAATTCAGTCGCAATGAGTATGGGCTTCATGATTCTACTTTGTGGAAGTCATAGACAAGGATTGAGACATTCTCGTATTATGTGCCATCAACCATCCAGCGCAAGTTGGGGTACATTGCAGGATATGATTGAAGGTACTGAAGAAACGTTGGCTTTATGGAACAGAATGAAAGAATTGATTCTTAAGTATACAAAAATCACAGATGAACAATTAGAAGATATCAAATCACGAAAATATGACTGGTTTATGTGGAGTTCAGAAGCACTTGAACTAGGCGTAATCGATGAGATTATATAGGAGGGTTAAGTTATGACAGAGGAAACTAAAGAAACAATGGAATTGAGTGCAGAGCAATTAGAGGAACTACTAGGCGGTCAAGATTCTGAACCTGAAAAACTACCCTACATTATGATCGATTTAGAAGATTATGATATTGAAGAGTTCAACCGTGGAATTAAAGAAACTTCTTATCTCGCTGGTAAAGTAACTTCTCTTATTAACTGTGGTCTTAGCGAACAAGCAGTAATTGACTTGCTTTTGAATCAGGAGACAATTGATTATAATATTCGTGCGGCTCAAATCAACAAGGATATGAATGTTGAAGTTGCTAAGTCTCAAAGAACAACACAAGATAAGTATGAGTTGTAAATAAATCCCCATTTTTAAGAGTCTTTATCCAATGTTCACCCTTCCCCCTCTCTGGTGAGCATTGGAATAAGGGTTTTTTGAAGAATCTTAGAGAAGTGAAGTGTACAACCTTCTCTTTTTACATTTAAATTTATAGGAGGAAAATAACATGCGTTTAGGATTAGGTTTTACAGGGAGTTCGGAAGTTCTTACTAGTGATTCAGCAGATTATGAAATCATCCCAGTTCCATCTGCGGAGATTCAAGATCAATTTAAAATAAAGAAATACGGATTTTACAAGTTTAGTTTTAAAAATATTAACGAAGTAGCAATTAGTATTAATCATGGAGACTATTTTTATTTGGAAGCGTGTGAGGGAATAGTGTCTGATGAAAGTGATGCGCTTATTTATTCTTTGAGAATCAAAGATGCTGGTGTGAATTTTCATTGGCATGGGGCGTTTTAAGAACTTTTATTCACCGCTTACCTTTCTCTCAGTGATCGGTGAAATAAGGGTTTTTGAAACCTTTAATAAATAAGTTAAATACAATTAAATTCAAAGGAGCGGACTGATTTGCAGAAAAACACACTGTTTTATTGCTACAGTGGAAAACTTAAGAGTTTCTTAATGTACAAGAAGAATCTTAGGTATTTGCACAAAGGATTAAATGACAAGACTCAAAGGAACTTTTGGGTGTTCGAACGTTCTGAGGAATTGAATGATGCGCTAACTGAGTGGTCACAGAATAAGTGACTACTCTTTTTAATTTAAATAATATATAAGCGGAGAGTGAATTAAATAATGACAGCAATTAAAGGTAAACCTTGGACTGAAGAAGAAAAAGAATTATTAGCAAAATTTGTTTACATTCTATCAAAAGAAGAGTTATTAGAATCATTTCCACATCGGACATGGAAAGCATTGCGTCACATGTCATTGAAGATGGGTTTGAAATTAAAAAATGATTATGAATCTATCCCAAAAAATGAATTATATAAAATTATTGATGACATTAAGTGTATGAAATGTAAGAAATGTAGAAGATATTTACCTTTGAATATGATGTATTATCCTAAAGATAAAAGTTGTAGAATTGGATTTCGTTCAGTTTGTAAAGAGTGTAAAGGTGAAAATTTTAAAATTAAAGAAATAGTTTGGTCTGAAGAAGAAACAAAGAAACTCAAGGAAGTTTACTCTACGATGACTAATAGGGAACTTCAGTTATTGTTCTTCTCTGATAAAACTATGGAGCAATTATGGCATAAAGGGAATGTACTGGGGTTATATAAAACCGAAGATACTCTTCTTAGAGCACAACTTGAATCACGTACTGATGAGTGGCGTGAGAAAATATCAAGCACACGTAAAGAAAGAGGATGTGCTGTTGGAGAAAATAATCCTATGTATGGTACATCAAGAAAAGGTAATGAAAACCCTAATTGGCAAGGTGGAATAAGCGAACTATACGACCATCTAAGAAGAAACATCTACGAATGGAAAGTTGCCAGTATGGAAGCGTGTAATTACAAATGTGTAATCACAGGTGAAAGATTTGATGATATACATCATACATACAGTTTTATGACTATTATAAGTGATACATTGAATAATCTAGGACTTCCTGTTAAACAGTTTATCCATGAGTACTCTGAAGGAGAGCTTAATTTAATAGAAAAAGAATGTATGAAAATACATATGGAAAACATTGGGGTTTGTTTGAAAAAGGATATTCACATGCAATTTCATGCTGAGTATGGAAATAAGAATAATACTCCTGAACAGTTTGAAGAATTTAAGTTGAATTATCAAAATGGAAAACTAGTGAAAGAAGTGGTCTAATGACTGCTTCTTTTTATTTTGATTAAAAGGATGTGAGTACTGTGGCTCGTGAAAAACAAGTCGAAAAAGTAAAAATTATATGTTCTTCTTGCGGAAAAGATAAATCCATCGATGACTTTTACTCCTCTAACTCCCCTTTTCATAAGAACACAGGAAAACTTAGTGTTTGTAAGGAATGTTTTTGGGAGTTCGTAGATGATGATATTGAAAAATTGAAGATTGCATTGAGAATGACGGATAAGCCATTTTTAGTTGATTTATTAAAAAGCTCTCAATCAGAAGTAGAAAACAGTAGTAAAAATTTAAATTTGATCAAAATTTATATGAAAAATGTGTCCATGCGACAATATAACAATTCCACATGGGCAGATAGCGACTCTGAAGTAAGACAAAATAATGCAGTAACTGAACTAATTAAAGGAAGTACCATTGAGTCATCTTCTGATATAACAGATGAAGAGTTAAATGAACTAATCCACTTTTTCGGAAAGGGTTTTGATAAAGAAAGTTATATATGGTTGCAAGATGAGTACACTGATTTCTTGAATAGGTATGAGTGCGACTCTAAAGGAATGGAGTTGCTAATTAAGGAAATATGCCTAACTCAATTGGATATCAAGCTACGAAGGGCAAAAGGTGAAAAAGTTGACCAACAGTTGAAGACTCTTCAAGATCTACTTGGATCAAGTAATTTGAAACCTGTTCAAGAAACTGGGGCAAACTCTGTTGAACAAGAGTCATTTGGAACTCTAATTAAAAAATTTGAAAGAGAAAGACCAATTCCTGAACCTGATCCTGCTTGGAAGGATGTTGATGGTATAGGCAAATATATTAAAACATTTTTCTTTGGACATATGACTAGAGCGTTGGGGATTGAGAATAAATTTCAAGATGAGTATGATGAAGAACTAGCTAAGTACACCGTTGAGCATTCGAATGAAGAAAATGGTGATATGGATGACTAGTTTCAAAAATTTCGAGGTAAATAGAAACAAGGCAACAAAAGGAATCGATATATTTAAAAAAGACAGGAATTTCAGAAAAACTAATTCTAAATCAGATAGATTGATGGAAGGGATAGGGGTATGGGCTTCATTTTATCGGGCTAATCCTCATAGATTTGTTAGAGATTACTTGGGTATTAATTTGAAGCCGTTTCAGATTATATTGCTGTATGCAATGAATTATAATCACTACTTTATGTATTTGGCTAGTCGTGGACAAGGAAAATCGTTTCTTAGTGCAATCTATTGTATTGTCCGAGCTTGCTTATGGGCAGAAACCAAAATCATCGCAGCCAGCGGAACCAAAGGGCAGGCGCGAGAAATTATTGAGAAGATAGATGATTTGAGAAAAAATAGCCCTAATTTGCAACGTGAAATATCGGATATTAAAACAGGTTCAAATGACCCTAAAGTTGAGTTTCATAATGGTAGTTGGATAAAAATTGTAGCTTCGAATGATAACGCTCGCTCTAAAAGGGCGAATTTGATACTGGTTGATGAATTTCGGATGGTTGATTTTTCTGTTATTACAAAAGTACTGAGAAAATTTTTGGCAGCACCGAGAAGCCCTAAGTATCTTGAGAAACCAGAATATGCCCATCTGAAAGAACGTAATAAGGAAATCTACTTGTCTTCATGTTGGTTAAAAAGTCATTGGTCATATGAAAGAATGCTCACCTACTTCAAATCTATGATGGAAGGTAAGCAGTATTTTGTATGTCATCTTCCTTACCAAGTGGCAATTAAAGAAGGTTTACTGATGAAGGAACAGGTTTTAGATGAAATGTCTGAATCTGACTTTGATCCGATTGCATGGCTCATGGAGATGGAGGCGCTTTGGTTTGGTGAATCTGAGAAAGCATTCTTCAAATTCGATGATTTACAAAAGAATCGTAAATTAGGTAAAGCTTATTATCCGAAAGAAATTACTGACTTAATTAATGATAAAAGTGTCTTAATGCCTAAAAAGGAAAAAGGCGAAATTAGATTATTATCTGCCGATATTGCTACTATGAGAGGTAATCAAAATGATGCTTCTGCGTTCTTTATTGCAAGAATGATTCCTATAAGTAGTGGATATGAAAGACAAATAATCTATTCAGAATCAATTGAAGGTGGGCATACTGGTGTTCAAGCAATGAGGATTAGACAATTATTTTACGATTTTGATTGTGATTATATTATCCTCGATACGCAAGCAGCAGGGATCGGAATTTACGACCAATTAACCGAAACTCAGTACGATTCTGAAAGAGGTGCAGAATATGAACCACTTTCTTGTATCAATGATGAAAGATTAGCGGAGCGTTGTGTTTACTCTAATGCGCCTAAAGTTATCTACAGTATCAGGGCTACTCCTCAAATGAATAGCGACATTGCAGTATCGTTTAAGGATTCATTAAGAAGAAATAAAATCAAATTGTTAATTCCAGAGAATGAATCTGAAGAAGTTTTACGGAAAATTAAAGGGTTTGATAAACTTCCCGAAGATGTGAAGTTAAAATTCAGATTGCCGTATATACAAACAACTTTATTAATCAATGAAATGATGAATCTTGAAGGTGAAATAAGTGATTCAGGATTAGTTAAACTTAAAGAGCAAGGTTCTGGACGGAAAGACAGATACTCCTCACTCAGTTATTTGAACTATATTGCTAATGATATCGAACGAAAATTAAAGAAAAATGAGGATTCATCAATTGAAGACTACCTCTTCTTCATGCAATCAGGTTTCTAACTAAATTAATTAAGAAAGGAGGAATACAATGACTAAACCCAACTCACCCTCCCCTACCACAGACGATTATTCACAATATCTCGAAGTAGCTGCTATGACCGACTTTATCACTCAATTCAGTTCAGCATCATCAGTTACAGATGTGAAATTAACTGATTTATATAGATACTTGCAGAATCCCTACTCGAACATAAGAGAAATACAAAAAGTATCAAAGTATTTGACTAATAAAAACGGAGTCATCAAAGAGGTTCTTCGAACGTTTAAATCGTTGCCTACTTTAGACTATGTTTTATCTTGGTCAGACGTTGACGATGAGAAAAAACTTAGAAAATATGAGCGAAAAGTAAATGATTTCCTAGATGAAGTTGAATTAAAAACTTTCGTTAGAGACGGATTGTATCAGTGTGCCGAACTGGGGACAATTGTAACTTGCTTGAGAAGTAAGAAGTATGTTCAGTTCTTGGAATTGGAAGACTTACGAATCGTAAGACAAAGGTCTGGACGTTGGGTAGTTGAATATGACTTGAAATCCATTGATGGAGCAAGAACTGTAAATGATAAATTAGCCATCATTGAATCGCTACCAGATGAAGTAACATTGCAAGCGTACAATCTATATAGAAGTAAAGGTGATGATTATAGATATATAGAGTTGAAAAACTGTGATGTTATCTCAATTGACTCACACAGAAACTATCCTTATGGATTACCAATTTCTATCGGTGCATGGTCTTCTGTGCTTCAAAAAGAAATGATCAATAAAGTTGAAAGATCAGTTGCAGACAGGTTGATAAAACAGGTTATCGTATTGGCTGTTTCAACTCTGGACAAAGAAGGAAACAAACCTGTACCGCGTGAGGTTATCACTGCATATTTCAATGAAGTAAGTAAATTATTACAGAAGAAAGATGGCTTAAACCAACGTGGAAATGAAACAAGTGGTACTGGGACGATTGCCCTACCTCACTTTATGGACTTAAAGACCCTTGAAGTAAATACTGAAATGTTTAAGAAAGAGCTTTATGAAAAAGTCGAGAATGACATATACAGTAATTTAGGAGTGAGTCCTGCTTTAATTTGGGGCGGTGGCTCTAGCGGAAACTTTAGTGCTGCAACGTTGAATAGTCAGAAGTTTTTCAGGTACGTGTTCACGATATTAGAAAAGTTTGAGATTCTTATTAACAGGTATATCAAGTCAATACTTCCTAGTAATGTGTCTTGTAAATTTATCTTCTCTAAAACAACAATGTTAGACAGAGATAAGCACATTGACCAACTAAAGGATCTGTACATGCAAACTTCTGTGTCCAAATTCTGGATTGAAGAATTAACAGGATTGCCTTATGAAGATGTAATTAACCAAACAAACTACGAGCGCAAAATCCTTAAGACGGAATCTATTTTGACACCCCCAGCGAATGCCTATACACAGTCTGGTAAGGTTGGTCGCAAAGAAGAGACTTCTCCAACAAATGAGAATACGATTAAATCCAAGGGTAGTGGAGGAAATAACAATCCTAAGCCTTCGACTTAAAGGAGTTGATTTTCATATGAAAGGTTACATGCCTAATCTAAACACTTCCAACAGTAAGGAATTAAACTCACAAGCAAAACAATCATTCATTGA